GCCAGTTACTGCTAGCAGATCCCGAAGACTATTACGCCATCCCGATTAACGTCACGCTGCCGCCAAACTACAAAGCTCCAGAGACGACAACAGACATATTGGAGGAGGCCAGAGACTTGATTCGCGGAGACCGAGCTGAAAGCTACGGAGAAGCCCGAGCTAGTTTTGAACGTATCGCGGCGCTCTGGAGTATCTATAAAGGATTCACCATCACAGCAAAAGACGTGGCGGATATGATGATCCTCTTGAAAATCTCGCGTAGCGTCACCAGTCCTAAACACGACAACTGGGTGGATATTATTGGTTATGCTGCATTGGGATCTGAACTTGAATCAACTACTGAAAAAAACTGACGTATGAGAAATGTAAACTGTCCCAAAGCCCGAGTCTATATCCGTTGCGATGCCTTCGGAGGATCAGAATCTGAATACGAACCAGCTTGGCTGGTATCAGTGCGAGCTATGCGAAACCGACCACTTTGTTTCCAAGTGTGGGTGGACAAGTATGCTGCTTGTTTCGACAAAGTGCCTCCACATTGCGTGTTCTGGTTTGAGCCAGACGAAGACGACAAACGCAATCTGCCTTTGCACAAAGTCCAGATGTGGGAGTGTCTTTCCGGTTCTATCGAAGTTTGGCGCAAAGACCAACTGGCTGATGTTCCGGTGCTTATCAATCTAGGAAAAGGCTTCGCTCCAGCTAGAGGTCATTACTGGTTCACTATCGACTACCTTCCAGAGGGTCAATCCTCTGGGTTGTTCGACATTGGGGATGCCGAACTGCTCGAAGAACACAAAGAAGCCAACGTGATCAAACTGGAGAATGGGCAGTTAGCCATCTACCCAAACAATCGCATCAAGTGGCTACCAGTTTCATTGACTGGGAAAGACGCTGCATCAGCTATCCCAGATTGGGACGCTGCAACTAACGCACGATGGGATGAAAGTTGGCTCGACTCCGACGAAATTCTTGGCGATGCTAAGTGGGCCTATTAAATTGAGCTAATGCTAAAAACTCCTCCCAAGCGACCGCCAATTCCTGATTCAGCCAAACGACTGAAGTATGGGATAAAATGGAATCCCATCTGTGATTTAAACACGGGTAAGATACAGGCTAGGTTGCCAGATGTCTTAATCGAGATGCAAATTCTCAGGGATTACGACAAGATCCTTCGCATCCCAGAAAGTGATCTGATGCCTTGGGAGGAGCATTTTAAGCTGTTCGTCAACCATGTTCTAGGAAGACAAGACTGGCCTTTCAAGTGGCATTGGAACCCATACTCAGAGACCATTCTCCGACACGTAAGGGACGAGAAACTCATGGCTATTTCCGGTCACGCCAGTTCCGGTAAGTCTGCATTTCTCTCCATGTATGCAGTCTGCATGTTCCTGATATTCCCAGAGAGCACAAAAGTCTTAATCACTTCGACCTCGCTCAAAGACTCTCGAAACCGAGTCTGGGGTGAGGTCGAACGGATGTGGAATGAAGCGAACCGCTACTTCCTATCTCTATACACCGCTTTGAAACTACCTCCGGTAATGCCTGGCAAACTGGTATCATCCGCAGGTAAGATCACAGGTCTCACGCCTGAAGGAAAAGCCAACGACCTCGTCGGCATCGCTCTGGTAGCTGGCGGTAAAGGTAATGACGATGTCAGCAGTCTGATCGGCTTCAAAGCTAAAAACCTCTTGCTGCTGGCTGATGAGCTTCCGCTCCTGACTCACGCTCTTTACGACGCCACCTCGAACTTGATGGCTAATGACGGCTTCAAAATGCTAGCTTCTGGCAACTTCAGTTCCCAGTTCGACCCGATGGGGCTTTTCTGTGAACCCAAAGAAGGGTGGAACAGCGTCGATGAGAATACCTTCGAGTGGAGAACCAAAGTCAACGGCTTCTGCATTCGCTTCGATGGAGAGCTTTCGCCGAACGTGCGAGCAGGAAAACAGGTGTATCCCGGTCTTTTGACCCGAGAAGGGTTGGATGAGATCAAAGCTCGTTTCGGCCCTCGATCCCCAGGCTACTACCGAATGGTGAAGTCTTTCCCGTGTCCAACAGGAGCCACCGACACCATCTATTCGGAGCCTGAACTGACAGCGAATCTGTGCGCTCACGGGGTCAACCAGTGGCTTTACAAACCTACCCCCGTAGCTTTCTTAGATCCATCTTTCTCCAAAGGTGGAGATGCCGCCGCAGCCAGTTTTGGACTTTTCGGTATTGCCCAGATCAATGGAAGCAACCGTCAGATACTCCTGAAGACTGACACGTTGGATCTGATGAAGCAGGTAGATGCACGACACAAGACCAAAGACCGAAACGAGCAACTCGCGGAAGCATTCATTGCGGAGTGCGTGAAAAGAAACGTCGCCGTCGAGGATCGAGGCACTGACGCTACTGGTGGCGGAGATCCGTTTGCCACAATCCTTGCTATGAAGATGGGTCATGGCTTCCAGCTTGTGTCTTTCGGAGGGGCTGCTTCTGATATGGTCGTCAGCACGACTGACAAACGGAAAGGCAAAGAGCGCTTCGTGAACCGTGTCTCCGAGCTTTGGTATGTCGGGAAAGAGTTCGTCGCCAGTGGGCAAATTCGCGGTCTGGATGCCGAGACAATGGCTGAGATGTGTGATCGCACCTACTCAGAGCGAGGGAATAAAGTTCAGGTCGAGCCGAAGGACGACATGAAGAAGCGCACAGGCGTTCACAGTCCCGACCGAGCAGACACAAGTTCATAGCGGCATCTAAGGCCGCAGCACGACCAAAAGTCACCTCACCACAACTACCTTGGTGGGAACCGTCGCCTCCTCCGAAACCTTCGTTCCGAGACGATCTCGTTGGAGACGCAGGGTGGAGTAGTGGCGGAAGTAGCAGCGGTTGGGGGGAATAAAGTTGACTGTAAAGCTATCTTCGATAATCTGAAAAAGCTATTATGAACGAACAATCTAAATCCCACATTACTCGGCTACGCAACGATGACTACCGTTTTCTCCGAGGCTCGGTTCTTGACATTGGTTGCGGGCCTGACCCGATCAAACTGCCTCACCCAACTAAAGTAGTCGGTTGGGATCTGGGTGATGGAGATGCTCAGTATCTTGAAACTATTCAGGATGGGAAGTTCGATGCCGTGACTGCTTCGCACTGCCTAGAACACATGGTCGATGTCCGTACAGCATTGAAGAACTGGAGCCGAGTTCTAAAAGAAGGTGGATACATGCTAATTTACGTCCCTTCGTGGACTTTCTACGAACGTCGTCAATGGCCTTCTCGTTACAACGGAGATCACAAAGCTAGTTTCGACTTAGTTGACCCTGAAACAAAACCGCAACACCCATTCTACGGTATGAAAGAGATGCGGGAGATCGGTTTATCCTGCGGCTTGACGCTTGTGGACGCACGTCTCGAATTGGATCACTACAAACTTCACAAGACGAACGATCTGAGCCTCGACCAGACCATGCAGGACGCATTGGCGCAGGTGACGTTTATTTACCTCAAAGCGTAAATGTATGCTGGTCTCATCCACAGGTGACGCAGGTGACATAATTTTCCTCCTGAATCTGCTGAAGCATATTCCCGGAGGACCGCATTCGCTTGGCCTACGTCACTCCCAGATGACCAAAGCAAAGACGGCAGACAAAGCTGTTCTGTTGTTCAAGCTGCTGGAGCCACTCGTCGCACAGCAGGGCTACATCAAAGAGTTCAAGATCCTAGAACCGTCTGATAAAGTTGACTGGGTAAGCGAGGACTTCAGAAGCCTGAAACACTTTACAGAAGGTGAGACGTTGATGCAGGCTCATTTGAACCACTACAACATGGTCAAGCAGTCTCGGTTGAAGATAAACGGGGCTTCACCTTGGCTGACGGTCAAACCGTCGAAGGAGTCCAAAGGTCGAGTTGTCGTGAACCTGACAGAACGCTACCGGAACCCTTCTTTCCCGTGGCAAAAGATCACCGACCACTACAAGGATCTCATTCTGTTCGTCGGCCTAGAGCATGAACACCACTATTTCTGCCGCGACTACGGCAAAGTGGAGCACGCTAAAACAGACAACCTGCTCCAAGTCGCTGAGTTAATTGCAGGCTCGGAGCTATTCATCGGGAATCAGAGCAGTGCCGGAGCCATTGCTGAAGGACTCAAACACCGCCGAATCCAAGAGACGAGTCTCATATTTCCCGACTGCGTATTCCCGCAAGCCGCTGGTCTGCCAGAGGTTCAACACGTCGCGAACGGGGAAGTTGTACTTCCAGCTATAGGCAACCTACCAGCTTTGTCTCTGGCTTCCTGCGATCCAGTCTTCAAACCTTTAGATCTAATCACCGCGCCGCCAGGTTTCTGGCAATACCCAGGAGTGAAGAAAAACCTTTCGATCAACCCAGTCGCTTCAGAAGTAGCCAAGACGAAAAACATCCCGTTCCAGCAAGCCAGAGAGATGGTTTACGAATATCAATGCGCTCGTTTGCCGGAGTTCTTCGCTGCGGAAAAAGCTCATTTAGAAAGATTCAAACGTGCAAAACAAAATGCAGGTTGACGAAGTTGTATAGTTTCGATATACTGAAAACCTATGATCGACATCGACTATCAAAATATCAACCGACTATCACACGTCGTATATCAAAACGCTGTAGCCAAAGGCTTTCACGAAGCTGGTAAAACAGAAACTGAAGTTCAAAAACTGGCTCGCTACACAGCCAATCTCCATGGTGAGGTGAGTGAACTTTGGGAAGCTGCTCGGAAAGGACAGCTTCAATCTCCTTGCGATAAAGACGCAGTCGTGCAAGATCTCGGTGGGTCTCGCTCTCTGACCTGCGCAGAAGAGGAACTGGCTGACATCATCATCCGCGCACTTGATACCTCCGCAGCTTTGGGCCTACGTATCGGCGACGCCATCAAGGCGAAGCACGAATACAACCTGACACGTTCACATAAACATGGAGGGAAGCTCGCTTGATATGCTAATCGTCATTCCTGTCGGCCCGTCCGACGCCCAAAATCTTCGCCTCCTAACTCAGGCGATCAACCGCCTTGGAGTTGTTGAGGCTCCGATTCTCATCGTCTCCGTGCCTTCGTTACAAACTGAAGCGGAGTCAGCAGCTGCCCTGCTCAACGCAACGGTAGTCCTCACCGAAGACGAGTTTGCGAACGGCTGGCCTGTCGGACCTGATCGCATGTTTGTCTGGATTATTCGCCACCTCGCTGAGATCGGTAACGACCAGCCTTGGTTGTGGCTGGAGCCGGATGCTTGCCCAATCAAGACAGGATGGGATGTGATGCTCCGAAATGAGTATCACGCGGCTGGGAAGCCTTACTTCGGCTACACTCGTCCTACAGCATGGCGTGATGCAGAAGGTAATCTGACGCCTATCGAAGGTGACGACATGCTACTCGGTGTGGCGATCTACCCACCGAACATGCACAAGGATAAGGAACTGGCTCCACTGTTGAACGATCTCAGTCTTCCAGACCCAGTATCACATCCGCCCGTTCCTTGGGACATCTATCTTCGCTGGGCGTTCTTCCGCAAAGGAGTCCACGGTGCTCACGTCATCTACGACCGCTGGCGCACCTGCAACTACGTCCGTGGTGAGTTTGATGAAATCATCTGTGAGCCTCTACCTACTGAGAAGAACGCCGTCGGAGGCACTATTCCTGACGAAGCTGTTATCGTGCATGGATGCAAAGACGGATCACTGCATCGGTTAGTGATCGGTGAGAAAGCAGTATGGCCTAAAGTGATACAAGGGCCGGAAGGCGCAGGTAAAACATTCCTCAAAAAAATAGTGGAGAGTCAGACAGATGGCGTGCTGGTAAATGAAGAAGCCTTGAAAGAGGATTTCAAAGATTGGGTAACCCCTGCGGAAACCGCACAACCAATCAATACCTTGATCGAAAAGCAGCCTCTGCCTGATAAATCAAAATCCGTCTCACTCACCAAAGAACAGCGTGTCCTCGAAGCATTAAACACGATGGATCAACCTCGTGTCGGCGCTATCGTCGAGTTGAGCAAACTGGATAAAGCGACTGTCAAAAAGATCCTGCCGACACTCGGTTACGAGGTTCTTCACGCAGGATGGGTCAGAAAACTCCCAGATAAATAATCACCATGTCAAAAACAGCTACTACCAACTCATCTCACGCACTACCTACCCAACACCCATTCTTGGAGCGGGTAAAAACACCTATGCAGAAGCTCCTCGCCCGTAAAGCAGAAGACTCGCAACTGGAGCAAAAG